CTCTATACATGATAATGTTATAATAGTATTGCCATACCTTCATTCTATCCATTAATGAAGTAGTCTCAGAGTTAAGGTTATCATAAGCTGCTCCATAATAAGGTAGCTTACATTCAAATAAATTGTTCAAGTCTTTATGTTGTCCTATAACAGGTTGCATTCTTGCATAGATATCTCCCCTTATAATATAAGTCTCATAAGCCTCTGGAATCCACTCCCAAGTAATAGACACATCTCCTAATTCCTTATTCATCACATAGTCTTCTCCTACAACAGACATTTGCATCTCTCCTGTATTAAGGTCTTGGTAATCTAGGAATCCTATTCTTCTTAAGTCTTTCCAAGTACAATGGTAAACAGAAGATGTATCATGTCCATGATTATCTTCACTTGATGAAAAGTTCCACTCTTTGTCATATATTTGAGCACCTCTTCCTTGTCCACTATAAATAGTATCTATTTCTCCTTCAGTTAACTCAGAACCAAATTGAGCTACAATCTGATCTGGAGACATTCTATATTCAGCTACTGCCCATTGACCATCTTCAATAAAATCTAAATCAGGAGATTTATCATAATCAAATCTAATAGGATTTACAACTTGTGCTGTAGGTTCTCCTCTTACTTGACCTATCCAATATATCTCTAATCCTGCTAAAGTGACATGTTTCCATCCTTTATCAAATTTTCTTTTAACATCTTGTTTCTGTACAACATAGTTCAATAACTGTTGAGAAAGTGCTTCAGCAGGGTCTTGATGTTCTCTGCTCATATACTTGTCAACTTCAGGTGGTGTAAGAGATTTTAACTCCTGAGCCATTTGCTCCTTAATTTGTCCTTGTTGTTCTTTGGTAAGTTCTTTTCCTTGAGACTCTTGTTGATACTTAAGTTCCAACTCTTGTTGAATTGGTAACATAATAGAGTTGGTTACATACTCTTTTATCATCCCAAACTTCTTCTCCTCTTTTCTTGTAGTAGCTTCTGGATTAACTGCTTGTACTTTAAATGAAAATGGTCTAGCCATTTCCATTCCTAATACAGCCTTTACTCTTGGAGAAGTGATATCTTTATTTGAGAAGTCTGCAGGTAATTCTCCTGCTTGTGCTCCAAAAGGTTTACATACATATTCAAAGTCTTTCTTGTCAATTATGTTGTTATACAAATCATAATTAACTTTCATCCTTTTAAATTCGTCTATAGTATCTCCATAGTTATAACCACTATTAAAAGACATTCCTTTTAGGTCATCAGCCTTCTCTTTAAAGTAATTCTTCTTGTTTTTGTTCTTTTGTTTTAAAGTCAATCTTACATCAGTAGTTGCCATCTTAAAAATTTTTAATTTTTAAATTTACGAATAAATTCTTATATATTTAATTCTTTTTGAATAGATTAGCTAACACACTATCCATCTCTGCTTTTAATTCCTTATTTTCATCAGCATCTCCATACACCTTATCCAAATCTTCTTCCTCTATCTGAAACATTAGTTGCATGAGTGCCATAACTCTATCAAAGTTACCTTTTTTATTATAAAGTATCAACTCCTCTAAAAGACCTATATCATAAATATAATCTAAATTAGTAAGTACACCACCATTTTCATCAAAATCTCTTTCTTCTAGTAACCATTGTTTTATATACTTAGCACCAGTATCCTTTAATTTCTCATTCATATGGCAACCATAAATTCTGGCTACCTTTGAATTTTTAATGTTCTTACTTATTACACCATCAGGTTGGGCAGCCAATAAATGTAATTTCTTTCTTCTTTCAAAATATTTCTTTACATCAGGAACTTCATTCTCATACATTATCTCTGCATTGTATAGTTCAGCTAACATTTCTGCTATTCTATTTACAGAGTCAGTAGTTTGCATTCTACCTACATAAGTAGCAGCAATAATATTTCTAGTGTAATCTCCTTTTCTCACTCCTTTATATACATAAATTGCAGCTAAAGAAGTACCTGTAGATTGGTCTTGTCTATAAGGGTCATATCCAATTTTAAATAATCCTTTAGGTGGATTACTTGGAAATTCAAAAATAAGTGGACATCCTGCAAGATCTAATCCTTTCACTTTATAGTGCATAATAGGATTCAACTTATTTACTAAATCAGGAGTGGCTAATATTTTACCTTTCTCCCCTCTAGCTAAAGTTACAGGAGTACCTTTGATTAACATCAATTTCTCTCTTATAATCTTATTGAGTTGATTTCTTAATTCTATTACAGGAAAATCATTGGTAGAAACAGTTAAGAAAGCTTCAGAAGGCTTTAATGCAAACTCTTGAATATGATGTTGATAGGCTGTACTATCTGAAGAAGATTCCAGGATAAGTTTTCTCCTAGCCATCTCATAACCTAAAGCCCCTTTTATATCAGAGTTTCCTTGCTTATCATAAAACCCCTCTAAGTTTATAGTAACAGGGTGAAAAAATCCACAAGTAGAATCTTCAGCATTGTCATCCCATACATTCATAAATGGCATGATACCATAAGCAACAGGATTGTAAAACATATCAGCAAAATCAACTGTCCCTGCTTCCATATCCCCACCTGTTCCAAATATCACAATTTGTCCTGTGATATACATCCCAGCAGTTAAGGCTGGTTTGATAGCCCCGTAAGATTCTTTTAAATTTGGAAATGCACCTGCTTCCTCTAGTAGTACCAAGATACCATCCTTACCCCTGGCAGCATCTGAATTATCTTTAAATGTAAGTGCAAAAACTTCTGATTGGTATCCTGATTCAATATCTATACCATTTGTCTTCTTTCTAAAAGATGCTTTTTTATGGTCTTGTTTATCTACATAATCCCTACTCTTTCTCCATCCAGTATGCTCATTAATAAAGTTAAGGTAGTCACTGGTCATCCCCATTGTTCCTTTAGGGTATAAGAATTTCTTCTCTGATGCACCAATTATAATTTGAGCTTTCCTTTCAGTGTTATAATAGTTTGCAGATACAGCCCCATTTTTATAACTATATCCTTTCCTTCTACTCTTACCTACAATCATATGATGACCTCCATTAAGGAAATCAAGATGTGGTTTTACTCCTAGACCTAATCTATCAAGAATTACATTGGAAAGAGTATCTCTCTTTTTCTTGACTTTTAAATAATTCTCACTCTTAGAGTAACTATCAGGCAACTCTTTCCTTATATCTGCTAACTCATCATTCCACTTATTCCAATCAAGTCTTTCTTCTTCAGTAGAATTTACTTGTGAGTTAGTAGAACATATCCCATTTCTTGCTATCTCTAAAGCCCAGTAATAATCATAATCTCCATCCCAGAAATCAGGGAAAGTAGTTTCCTTCTTAGAAGACCTGCTGTCTTCATTGGTTATTACTACTTGTATTTGACAAAAATTCAGGTACATATAATGATGCCCTGTTATCTTACGCCCTTTGTACTCAAAACCTTTCTTACAATATTCCAGGTGTTTCTCCCAGTATTCTAACCAACCAGGAGTACCCCAATAATCAGAACAGAAATACCCATACTTTTTGAATCTAAAAGCCTCTTGTCTAAATACTCCTGTATTTATCCATTGATTATCTTCCTTCCTTATTTGTATGGGTGCTTCTATCATATAACTTCTAACATAGAGCTTAACCTTGCAATCTCATCTCTATGTATAGCACATTGCTCATAATCCTCTGTAGCTTCATTTTGAAGTCTAAGTTTATTATGATAACTTATCTTTTCCAAGATATGGTCATTCAACACTGTGTTTACTAATACATTTGATTCCATTACTACTTCTAGTTTTTTGCTCTTATACTCTGTCATTATTAATTATCTTTCAAAATGGTTTATCTCTTTATTTGCTCTAGTTTTTACCACTTCAAATATCTCTTCTTGTACTTTCTTTTCTAATGAATTTAAAGTTCTCATTACATCATAACTATCTTTCAATGCTGAGGTTATCTCTCTGGGCTTGTATAAAGGTAACCCTGTTCTTGGGTTTTCTCTCTCCATATCAAAATCATCTAACCATTCCATCATCTTCTCTGCACCAGCCTTAGCAGCTAATAATGCTTGACCTGCAGAGAAAACTAAAGTTACGTTTGTTTTAATTCCTTTAGAAGAAAAATATTTACATGCCTTTACGCCATCTTTTATCATTGGTAATTTCACCACAATTTGTGGATTTAATGCAGCCAAAGCTTCACCTTCTTTTA